TCGGTTGCTCGCGCACCTCGACAAGGATGACTTCTTGTCGGGGGTTATCGGATTTGACGATCAGGTTCCTAACCAGGAACTTGCTCGTTTCGGTTCGGCTGATCACCGAACTGCTACACTCGATTTGAGTGATGCTTCCGATAGAGTTTCTAATCAGCTCATTAGGGCTATGTTGCAAAAGTGGCCTCATTTGTCAGGGGCCATAGATGCAACAAGATCCCGAAGGGCCGTACTTCCCAATGGCGAAGTAATTCGTCTTGCGAAGTTTGCGTCTATGGGTTCAGCACTTTGCTTTCCAATGGAAGCAATGGTTTTCACAACATTGATCTTCCTAGGGATTCAAAGATCGCTTAACACGTCACTTTACCGCAGAGACCTTTGGGACTTTGCGGGTTCGGTGCGTGTCTTTGGAGATGATCTAATCGTCCCCAGAGACCATGTGCTCACCGTCGTCAGTATGCTCGAACATTTCGGTGCTCGAGTAGGGACTGACAAGTCTTTCTGGACCGGAAGGTTCAGAGAGTCTTGTGGTAGGGAGTACTTTAATGGACACGATGTCAGTATTGTTCGTGTCCGGCAAGAGTTCCCTACACGACGGCAAGACGCAATTGAGGTTGAATCACTTGTCTCTCTTCGTAATCAACTCTATCAGAGTGGTTACTGGGAGACGGTGAAATGGCTTGACGGAGTTATCGAGAAGCTACTGACACACTTCCCGACCGTCGGCCATTCTTCCTCATTGCTGGGCAGGGTTAGTTACCTAGCAGAGAAGCATTACACGCGTTCCTCCCGTAATCTACAGGAGGCACGTGATAGTGCCAATCTCACTGGGAAACTACACCCCAGCCTCCATACTCCTTTAGTCAAGGGGTATGTAGTGGAGGCTAAACCCCCGAGAGACCCTCTCGACGGGACAAATGCCCTTCTTAAGTGTTTGCTTAAGTTGGACATGGATAGTTCTTTAAGGGGTAAAGTCCCCTGCTATCCGTCCGACACGCATTTTGAGGCCAGTAATGGCTTCAAATGCAGCCCGAGGAGGCTACAATCTCCAAAGGTTCCAAGCAATCACTTAGAGCGTTTTGGTCGCCCCAAGTCGACTAGCATGAAACTTGGGTGGAGATCACCCCTCTAGGGGTGGTATGGGACCGGGTTTGAAACCGGCCCAGAGGGAGAGTCCGAAGTTCTTACCTAGCCAGTTAACTACTGGCCGGTAAGTCCTGACCGTACGGGTACCCCGTTGGGGACCCAAGCGGTCGGACTCTTGTGTCAC